TACGAATGTCCCCTCCGTCGAAAAAACCCGCGCGGTCATGGCACATATTCAAAGAATGGTGATTCGTTTTCGCGAACTTCGTCATAAATTCTCTCGGTTTGACGCAAATGGAAATCCGGAGATTCCACCACACAAGAGCGCACTCTACCGTCCACTCATCGAAACACTTATGCGTATGGACCATGCGCTTCGGTGGATTATACCCGTTGTTCGAACAAAAAAAGTAATATACGATATTCCGATTGATGAACGAACCGCCGCCGAAATGGATATCATGCCCCGTCTGATTCAAGAAGAACGAGAGACCGAGAATCAGCTTCAACGTCAGTGGTATGACGGTTCACTCACTTACACGCAATATATGACAAATCTCTCGGCGCGTCATTTTACACCCTCATATGAACCCCGTTATATGCAAGATGTGATAAGCACACGTCAAGTGAACGAAAACATCACCGCGGTCATCGACAATCTTGACGATTTTTACTCATCTGTCGTGAATGGTGAAGAAGTCAAACGCCGTCGTTTTGTCACCCAGAAATATAATCTTGGTCTCTCAAAGGTTCATTTGTTGAATACCGGTGCTACTGAAACCGCCGTTGGTCCTAGCGCAATCCTTAAACGAACCACCGAATTTACAAATCTCACACCGAACGACCGCATGAATATTGTCGGATTCATGACATTCCCTGAGCCCGTTATAAATTATTCGCGTATTTCACTTCCAAATATTAATATTTTAGATAAATCTGATCTCAATACCAAACATGTTCATTACTGGGATATGTTGCGTCAACTTATGTCGGTTACAACCCATGATGTGCGAAATTTGGATACACCACTTGAATTAAATGCGCACTCGCTTCTTCACGAGATCAAGCAGTTCGTTCTTGAACCAGAGGCTGTCGTGGGCGGCGTCAGCGGCGGCGGTGTATCAGCGGCGATGAGCGAGCGCGATAAATACCGGAAGTTCCTTGAAGTTATTATACCGAAAACCCGTAATATTTTCGAAATGATGCGTCAATATATCCATGGTCGTCTTACACTTCAAGATGTTCTTGCGTTCATCGAACCATTTCTCATCTATCAAGAAGATCTGAACGTGAAACAATATGACGAAATCGTGACATTTTTATATGAACGCGTGCTCGAATATAAGCGGAATTATGCCACGAATTTTCGAAAGTTCGGGCGTCTGCGTTCTTACCATTATAATGTCCGTTATTTGGGTGTAAGCATGATATACAAACTGATTGCGACGGGGCGAATGATGGACGCGGATGTATTTAAAGCATACGGATTTTCAGATATGCAAGTTCGATCGGCAACAACCGCACCGCCTGGTTCAGCAGGAGGATTTGATGAACGCCAACGTCAGCAGATGCGTGGTCGCGCTTACGCTGCTGGAATGGCTGAACAGACCGATTACAACGAATATTTACTGTCATCGTCGGAACTTCTTGCGCGTATGCTTGCGGTGGATTACGCGAAGCTATATATGGACGCTGTCGCAATCACGACCACCGATCTTATTACACCCTTTGATTTCAATCTCATCCTCGGCGAACAAAGCCAACAGTTACGTGATGCGGGTGCGATGCGTGGAGGGGCACCTGGAGGTGATGCGGCAGCGTCGGGGGCGTCAGCAGCACCGTCTAGTCGCCGCCTGAATATGGTGCTTGCGAAGAATTATCCGAACCAAGAAGCGATCGAAGAAGATAATGACAGCGACCAACCAATTTTCTTCGATAAGAAATACGATAATACAGACTACGAGTTTTTAGAGTCATATCGTGAACAGCAAGAGTCGATGAGTTCCGTCGATTTCTCCATGTTTTTAGTAGACGAACTCATCAAAAAGAAGAAGATGACCTATGAACAAGCTAAAAAAGAAGCAGAGGCGATTATGGTGGGACCGGGTCTGCGTCCAGTTAGCGACGGGGATTATGCGGTTGTCGAAGAAGAGGAGTATGTCGAACCAGCGATGTCGACAACTTCGCGCCAAGGATTTCCGAGTGAACATGACGACATCGGAACGACCGAAACACGATTTCTGTATTACAAACGAGAGAATGGACGTTGGGTTCGTGATACGAGTATTCCGGATATGATTCCAAGCAGTGACCGTAATTATTTTTGTAATGTGAATCGGGATTGTATTCCTTTGGCGATGGAAGCATCGAGAGATTTCATGGCGCAAACGGGCGAAATTGGCGGAGATAGTAGCGTCGGCGCATTCACAAGTAAAGAAGGGACCGACGCTATCAAAAAGGCGTTTTTGGATAAGATGAAGGCGGAATTCGACGTGAAGTATCAAGTGACGCGAGAGAATTTTATGGAGTTTGTCAATAAGAAGTTCGAATATGACTTGAAAAACATCGCGCGTATCAGCGAAATCCACAATAAAGAGTTTTATAAATACAACGACCGAAAATATAAGCTCGGTTTTCATTCCGACACTACTGCTTCCGCAGGCGACAGCGACGGCGATGACACCGAGCTCGATGCTATCATCTCACCGATGGAGCCGCTCAAAGACAAGATTGTCGCACAAACCGATTTCGTGAAACGTCAGCATGACATCCTTCAATTTATTACGAGCTTTACACGTAAGGCGAATGAAATCATGGACGAAGACCCGAATTGGTTATACTGTATTAAATCAAACGCAAAATTGCTTCCATCGTTTTATGAGGCGATCGCTGTGGCATTTCTTCAGGGCGGGAATGGCGCGAATTCGTTATCAGTGGTGATCGACACCATATGTAAAGAACGCGGCACGATAAGCGATGATGGTGAAGCGTGGGTCGATAAATATAGCGGAGCACTGATCAAGAAAATAGAGCATGTCACTGAAGAAGGGTTTGATGAAGCTGGTTTCCGCCTTGTAACGCGAGACATAATAGAGGCTGATCTTGGGGAAGGTGTTCTCAAAGTCGCAAAACCTGTCACAAACGTCGCGACAACAACTGGACTTAGTATTCTCGAAAAATATGACAGCCCGAACGCCCGTATTATCAATAATATTATTACAACGATGACCGGATATATCGGTATTGATTTACATAGTGAACGAGAATTTATTATTCAGCACACACTCGCTCTTCTTGAATCCTCGGTTCCGACGGAAGATAAATACCGCGAAAAATCCGAACGCATGTTTCGAGAGAAAGGGAAGCATCTTCCGCCATATAAAGAAATATTCTTCCAGACGTTGCTCCTTCTTACACTTTGTTATCTCGGAATTTCGATTCAGTGCGCGATACCCTCTCCAAAGACGCGAAAAACGCATGCTGGGTGTATTCGCTCTTTTTCGGGATATCCAATCGATGGAGACGGTGATATGAGCGGACTCATGTATATTGCGTGTATTGCGTATAAGATTAAGACGAGTATCGAGCCATGGAACACGCTGAAATCATTCAAGAAAGAGGGTGATATTCTAGCAAAAATGAAGACGTTGATGGATACATCGATTCTTACCAAGCCCGCGATCAAAGAACGACTTCAAACCAAGCGCGATTATTTGCGACAGAGTAGCGCAGGAGGCGAAACCATCCCCGAGAATCTCTCGATCTTGCGGTGGGATAACTTCATGCCGCCTATGAAATCTCTCGATAATATGCCGACGCCTCAGAATGTTGCCGCCGATTTTACGAATCAGCTGATTACAGATATGAAACGTGGATACCATGGCCAACATGATAAACTCACGGTTCTCGAAAGTAAGTGTCAATATTTCGGTCTCTCGATACAGCAATTGATTCATCATGTCGTGAAGAACAGCAGCCCATTACTGCTGAACATGGCATCGGAGCCATTTCTTGAAAATGCGTGCTGTAATGAACCGATAGATCGTCGTAGCAAGCGTGTCATCGACTATTTTATGGAGCGTGAGCAGAATATTCATCACCATAACCGGATTATCGGATTCTTGACGAAAACGTTGAGAGATATGGCGGTGATGACGCGGGCGACGATGATTATCGACAATCGGGAAACACGGTTTCAATATCCGAATATTCCTGCGTCGTTCAACGAGCAAACGATATATCGCGCGTTCATTCATTATTGTCGGATGAATCAACAATACGCAGCAGGAACGGCGTCGGCGTCCGAAGGCAGCGATAATCCGGTTGCTGTCGCCGTTGCGTTGTATCTTCATCCGGCACTTCGAGAGATTTGCCCACCTAGACCCCAAGACTGGATGTCATCCGATACAATCGATACGAAGATCGCAAAACTGAAGAAAGACTCGAATATTTTCGATGATAAAAGCCTCGAGCGGTTGTTAAAAGCGGTGAACGGGTATAAAATGGTGGATGCGAATTATAAAACATCGGCGAAAGTTCGGCCTCAGGAAAACACCCAATTTCAACGATTTCAAGACGCGGTTCTCTCGTTGGAACGCCGACACAAAGAAGACGCAGGCGAGCGCGAGAGCGAGAGCGACTTGGATCGTTGTATCATTCCGAAAGAACTGCGACAGCTTCTCCTTGCGAATCTGAATTCACAAACACCGAAATACGTCCAAGAAGACACGGAAGAGATGCGCGATCTAAAGAATTACCTACAGACAAAGAATCGCGAACTTCGCGCAGCCGTCGTCGGGTTTATTCAACAGTATGCGAAACAAACGAAATCCAAATTTCGAGAGATTGAGCGTATCGTGGATACGATTCTTGAATTCGAAATCAACAAGAGCAGCACCGTCCTTATGTCCGCCACTGATGAAACCACCGTAAAGAGTATTCAGTTCATGAAGAATACGCTGACACGCCTCATCGATGTCATACCGTCGATTATTCATTACGGCGTGGATTTCGACGATACGAATATCCCGAAGCACTGGGGATTCTCTCAAACACACATGAAAGACGTCAAGGGAATCATTTCGTCGCATTACACATCTCTCAAAACATTCTACAACGATCATGTCATTAAAGAAGTATTGCGTCATGCGGAACATCATGTTCGTGATTTGAAAGTCATGATGGAGAATACGCCGTTTATGGCGGAAATCTTTTTCGATGAAGAGAAAGACGCAAAGATTGCGGCGGCGGCGGCGGCGATGGCGGTTCAAGGGTCTGGTGGTGGTGGCCTCAGCGCGATGGTCCCGCGTGAAGTAGATATTGAGAAAGAACTCGGCGAGAAGGTCCCACATTCTACACGCAAGAATATATTTACGATGTATTCTATATTTGACCGTAATATCGTGCGAAATTTGTATCTCTTCTACTTTCTCTCGTTTATGCGAACATTTGTTCAGCTTGTTGTAGAAACGCCGGTTACGATTTATCAGGCGGAGCCTACGCGTGTGATTCGTCGAAATGGTGCGGGTGCGGCGAAAGGACGAAAAACGACGACCGTCTCTGTGTCTTCCAAACCATCAGCCGCAGCAGGTGCAATCGCCCGAACCGCCAGCTACCGCGAAAAAGAAGACGATGAGCGCGATGATATCGACCCCCATTCCCGTCTCTATTCGGCAGATGTTGCTTCCGCAGATAAAGGCCAACTTCTCTCGGAGATGGATACACTCATCGGAGATAAGAAAGCACTCGGCCAACGTGTAAGCGAGCTCATGGTCGCATACTTACGCATGATCGAGAAAGACAAGGCGGCGATCAACTTTAATCTTGCGAATATCAAAGAGAAACTTACACGTGTGAAGGACAAGGAGAAAGATGGCGTTGTCGAGAGAATTGGTGCGATGTCTGTGGGAGAACGCCAGCTGGAGAACATGATGAAAACGCACAAAATGGGAATATGGAGCCGCGGAACGTCGCAGACTGGTGTCGTCATTTATGACCAAGATTATTATGATGAAGAACGCGAAGAGATGGAGAAGATCGCACAGAAGGAGCGACAACTTGGTCGCCGAGACTATGTCACGGATATGAACCGAGAGATTTACGTGATGGATGCGTTGGAAGCCGATCGCACCGCCGCCGAAATCGAAGCGCATGAACTGGATATGTCGTCAGGTATTCCGGAAGATGATGACGCGGGGGATGACGATTATGCGTATATTCACCGACACGACGATGAGGGCGAGCCGTATGAAGGTGGCGTCGGCGGGGGAGGCGTCGGCGGCGACTGGGATTGAACACACTTTCGACAATACATGATTATTCGCTGTAAATAAACTGGAATAAAAGTAATATTGTAATATACTAGTAGGTAGGCTATTACAATACAATATGAACGCTATCAAAAACATTATCCGAAATAATTTAGCAGGAGCGGCGATTCTGTTATACGTCATCGTATTTATGCTGGTTCAATACATGAACCCCGCATTTATTTATAATGAAGATGGCAGCCTTCGAGAGTTCGGCGTTGGCTATTCGAGTAAGACCGTTTTGCCGATTTGGCTCGTCGCGATCGTTCTAGGAATTCTCTCGTATGTAACGGTTTATTATATCTCACGACCGGCTACACGGGTCTTCGTCTAACGAATTAACTGGTAATCGTCATCACCTTATTCTTCTCCGCATCCGCCTTCTTCTTCGCCTCTTCTTGCTTCTCTTTAAGCACCTGAGCACGTATCTTCTGTTGTTCAGGTGTAAATGGACCCCCCATATTCAGTATATAATTGTAACTGATACTAACCACCAACAAACCACATAATACCAGCCAAATAAATTCACCCACAATTGATTTCATGATAAGGAATGTTCGGATCTTCTCGAGGTCTTCGATTTTCGCAGACACACGAATAAGCCGTGACTCTTTGAAACTGTCCCAGAACCGATCAAGGTTACTAAGGTTGAGTTCGTTAAGAAGAATCGATTGGTCGGTATAAATTTGTTCTAAAGCCCGTCCAATATCACGCTTATTCTTTATTTCATCTGCGGGGATGTCGGCGCTGTCTTGAAGACTGCCAGTATTGTCTCCACCGATTTGATTTATTTGTTTTTCTTCGGCGGCTCCAGCTCCGCCACTTTGTCCAGGACTCGTTCCTTTTTGTGATGCAGGAGCTAAATCAAACTGTGGTGTCAAAATGTTATTAAATACATCCTTCAAGTCTGTTACTGCGGAAACAAAGATATAACCGAACGTATTACTAAATGGTGTGAGCCAACCAGGAAATACGACTAGCGCGGCTTTCAATACACCTAATACTAATAACCATGGTAATACAGTAGCGATTAACGCGGTTTTCTCTTGGTCGAATCCACAAATATCCTTGGACATCGCCAGATTAATAAAGTATTCGCCGATGATAAGCACCAAAAAAAACAGGAATGTAATCCCGCCTGCGAGCACGCCCTTTTTGGTATGTTTGTAATACGAATATGCGCCAAATACGGCCAAAAAATAGAAAATAGCGACAGATGAACTTAATTCCGCCATTACGGTTCGCCTTGTTCGTGTTACAATATACCGGTATTATTTATTGCGTATTGAACCGATACGTCAGAAGATCATGCGTTTTTATAAATTCATTATTATTTCATAGTATACTAGTAATGAATGATAACGCGCCAGCTCCCACCCTTATTGAACCGGGTGTTCGTTATTTTTTGAGTAAATCTCTCGAACAATGTCATAAAGTTAAAGAATATTATCATACACAACACTTTAATTTCGTTGTGGGTGTCGTATTTTTCATATGTTTAGGCGTGTTTTTGTATATCCGATATAAAGGCAAACCAACACCTGAGGAGATGGAAGCAAAACAACGACAGCAACAGGAATATATTCTCTCGAAGTTGAAGATGGTGAATGCGACACATTATGCGCAAAGTAAAGGGATACCGATGGATGCGCGAATACATCCGGCGGGGAATGGAATGGGAATGCTCACGAACTTACCGCTTTGGAAGAGTCCGGATGAAGAGTATTGGACACGTAGCTACGCGTAGCGGCGTAAATAGATTTATCTATACTAAATGTAGAAGTGTAGAATGACTACGACGACATCAGTATATCAAGACCTACACGCGGCAATCCAAGAACGAACACAGTATGGCGGAATGGCCGCATCTCGTATTGCGGAACAAAAACGCGCACAAGACACGCGCGACAACCTGAAGAAAGCAACTCGCGTCCTTCTCGAAGTCACAAAAAAACAAGAAGACGCACTAAAAAAACATCTTCAACGCGCGGCTGATCCCAACGAGTTCCGCGGTATGATTTATCCATATCAACTTATCCCAGAAGAAGAGCGCACGCGGATCAACGACGCAATACACGGGTATTATTCGCTGAAAGAGAAATACAATACCGCACTTGAAAAACGACGACAGCGTCTAATCAACGACCCTGTTATTAACTGGAAATCGCTCTCGGCACAACAGAAAGCCCGCCGCCTCGCACTCATTAAACCAGCGTGTATCGTGTGTAAGCAGGAAGGTGGTTCGATTTTCACAGAGACCGATGGTAAACTGAAGGCGATCTGCGGAAATATCTCTCAACCATGTGGGTTTCATATTGAAGTCGCCCGCGGCAAATACATAAGTTTAGAAACGTTGATGAACGAATCTCTCGAAGAAGTTCGCGCAACGAAGGACGAAATCATCCGCATGAAACTCGACCTCTTATTCCAGTTTATTAGCGAGGATGAACTTTTAGACCAATTTGATGCGGTTCAACATAAGTTACAGGAACAGATGAAGATGTATTCTGAATTTCGCACGTATTATCTGAGTGTAACAGATAATGATGATCGGCGTAAAGATACGGAAACACATAGTCGTGTGATTACCGAGAAGATCGCCCTGATTAAGGAATATATGACGGAGTTCAAGGAATCCGAATGGAAGAACCGAAGCATCATCGATGATATTCTTGTCCTTTATCAACAAGATATTGAGCCTGCGTTTATGAAGTTGCGAGAGACGAAGTATATTTATTCTCATGTAGAAACCACCGAAAACGCAGATGGTGCGCTCGTTCAAATGTATAATGACGGAGAATTTAATCTGTCGCAGAAGCGGTATAGTTACAATGAGCTTTATATGCCGGTGATTATGCCGAAGTGGATTGCGGATAACCGGATTGTGAGTAAGCCGGTAGGTCCGATAGGACCGGTGGCGGGGGTGCCGAAACCGGGAGGAACGGGAGTGGCGAGGTAGGAATTTTGTAGTGGTTGTATATAAAGGAAAGATGAGTTCTGAGACTAAAACAGAGGATTATTGGGTGGTTGATGTTGTTCAATTGAATAAACAAAGTATAGTGGTTGATTTGGGGGGGGGCATAATGTTGATTTAGTAAATCTTCTAAAAAACATAAGAATTAACACTTCGACAGAAAACGATATCGCATATGATAGACTTAGTAGTGACCAATTTGATGACGCACAGTTTCAAAACAACGGCGCGATTACAATGGATGTTAATGATAAAAAAGTAAAATGCAATATACCAATATACAAATTTACAAAGTATAACGGCGGTCGCAAGACCAACGCGCGTCGCTCTCGTCTCCGCAACGCCACCCGCACCCGTCGCACCCGCCGCGTATAATTATCGTAGTATAATATAATACAATATAACTAACGACAACGAAAGAATGTTCAATTTATTTAAATTTATTTCTCTTCCTATTTTCATTGTAAGCCTAGCGGTCGGACTTTTTTACGTGTATATTTCGGTGCCGAACCCGAAGATTATTTATGTTTACCCGACTCCCGACAATATCCGCAATTTTCAATTTAAAGACAACGCCGACAATTGTTTCTCGTTTGATGCGAAGGAGGTAAGCTGCGCGAAGGCGAAGGGACAGGTGAAGAAAATACCGGTTCAGTAGCGGAGCCGAGCGAAACCGAGCCGAGCCGAGCCGAGCCGAGCCGAATTTATATCCGTATATATTAGAGTAAAAGAGTAATTATAATGGGTTTTCAACGGTTGCTTCATACCGAAACAGGTCGTATTATTATATCGATTGTTCTTGGTCTAGGTATCGCATCGCTTTTTCGTAAAGTGTGTAAGGATCGTTCATGTATCCAATTTCGCGCACCGCCACTTAAGGATTTAGAGAAAGATACGTATAAGTTGGACGACAAATGTTATGAATATAAGACGAAAACGGTCAAGTGTGAAGCTGGAAAGAAAGAGGTGCGTCTCAAATAAAAATTGAATCTAGATTATTTCGTTATTGTAGCAAACATACAATAACGACACGACACGGACACGATACGATGGAACTCGCGACCGAACCTGACGTTTACTCACCCAGTATCGATGAAAACGGCAACTACATCGACAAAATCCCATCATTCAATACAAACGCACTCGCGAATGGATTACGTTGCCCATGTGGAACACGTAAAGACAAAGTGTATCTTTCCAGTCCATTATTTGCCGCACACTGTAAAACAAAAACGCACGAGAAGTGGGTCCAAGACTTGAACACCAACAAGGCAAACTTCTTCACAGAAAATCAAAAACTCCGGGATGTTGTTCACGCCCAAAAAATAATGATCGGAAAGATGGAACTGGAACTCTCGAGTAAAACCATGACAATCAATTATTTGACGCAAGAATTGACAAAGATTATAGGTAGTAGTGGCACATCGGCATCGGCATCGGCATCGGCCAACGACATGTTGATGTTTTAGGCAGAATTGTGCTGCGTCCAGTTTATAAGTCTTCGTTCTTTACATTATGTATATTCTTATTTTTCTTATTTAGACATCTTATTTCGATGAGTGACACAACCAGTATCGACGACTTGCCTTTAAGTAGTCAAACACCGAGCGCTGGATATGCCGGTGGTGGTGGCGCACCACTCATCTACTCGCCGATGATAGACGGACAACCGGCACACCAACAGCAACAAATTCCAAGCAACGTAATGAATGAAGTCCTCCAAGGCGTCCAGCGGGCAAGTGCCAACGGTATGACGATGATACCAACGAGAGATATTCCGATGACTCCTAACGTATATACACATGATGAACAATCCAGACCGAATTATGTGCCGCAGTCGGGTATGGGCATGAGTGGCGGCGGATCCACAGACTATATCAAAGACCATACATCGATGGAAAATATCGTCCGCGCGAATACGCGTCAATCCAATCAAATCGACACGATCGAAGCGATTTATTATGATCTTCAAATGCCAATTCTCGTCGGTGTCCTCTATTTCATATTTCAGATGCCGGTATTTCGAGCACAACTGCTTCATTTTCTACCGTCATTATTCGGTGAAGACGGTAATTTCAAAATCATGGGTCTCACCGCCACGAGTGCGATGTTTGCGGGGACACTCTTCGTAATTACCTTGATTTTCAAGAAGTTGGGAGAGGGACTGAGGTGACGCGACTTTCATTACTTCTGTGTTTTTCGTGCCTTCCGCGTCTTCTTTGCTGAAGACCCTACCGCTCTTCCGGCCTTTGCGTGCTCATACGGAACATACCGCAAAAACCATTCTTCGAACTCACGTGAGTCACGCTTCCCTTTCAATTCCTCGTATTTCGCCGTTTTCTCGAATCGCATCGACTCCAACGTGGGTTGTTTGCCATAACAATTAATACTAAAACGGCGTAATAAACCTGTCTGTTTCAATCGATTATGCTGCTGAACATCGAATAGAAACTGCGACATACAAAGAATGCGATTGATGTCATAATAAACACGGTCGGCGTAGATGAACGCCAGATAAAAGCTCAACATCGTATCGATCGTCGCAATACGAATAGACTCGCCGTGGCCATGTCTGCCGTCGTCGTCACCGTTTATCCGGATCGTATTATAACTATGACATGCGAGAGGTTTGTATAAAAAGGCGATCACTTCATCACCGACGCGAATATCATAATGCTCGGAAATGACTTCGCCGACACCAGCGTGTTTCGTAAATTTGACGTCAGTGTATTTATGCGCAGTAAGCTCTCGGACAACTTCATCACAAAGTTCGCGCGGGTTTTCCGAGAGAATATCGAAATCGGGGATTTTTTGGACGATGCGTCGCTGGTGTTTGGGCATATACCGTGAATATAAAATATTAGCGTATCCGCCGAAGAAAACCGCGCGGTTTTTAATGAAGACACCGCGGACAATATTATAAATATCGGTCTCTGCGAGTTCCTTCTCTCGGTGACTACTGTATGAAACCTGCGATTTATTTACGGAGTATTCATTTGGCGACGATTTATCTTGTCGTTCGCGCGAGCGTGACCGCGTCTTCGTCGGCGTCGGCGTCGGCGTTGGCGTCGCATCCGCGTCCAAATCTCTCGCCTTCATCGAATATAATACATACTCATCGTCATCACCAAACAATCTTTCATATGTCGCGATTAAACGATATCGATGGGTCAATTTATCATGTTCGACAGTGTATTTAAAATCACCGATCGTTTCTTCATGTGACCGAACGCCATGATATAAATGTTTCATGTAAGCCTCTAAACCTTTATATTTTTTCATGATCTCTCGTATTGCTTCACGTTTGTGTGCCTTTGCGCTGCCGCCACTGCCGCCGCGTTTTACCGTTCGAGAGCGCGAACGCGAACGTGAGCGTGTCCGTGTCGCTGTCGCCCCCCTTTTTCTTGAAATACTAATTTCACCAGTATTCGCATCAGTCGCACCTTCAAATCCTCGTTGGTATTCGATCTTATCGCAGTTATACCCTTTCAACGGATAATGTGTATTCAATAAGGTAAGACGTTTCTGAACTTTCTCCCAACGTGAAACATCACCATCCGGACGCGATAGTTCGAGATACATCGCCATACGAAGAAAGTCGGGTGGAGCATAAGATATCCCCTTTTTAATAATGGCATCACGAGAGATTGCCTTGAATAACGCGGGTTCCATCTGTGTAATATCCGCGATACCCGTAAAATTCACGAACACTTTATAGGTTCCATGATGAACACCGGATTTCGCTTCGACGTCTTCATAACCGGCTTTATAGTAAATATCTGCGAGCTCTTTCGCGTGGTCGAGAGCTTTGTCCGAGTAAAAGTCATAATCTGGAAGCTCGATGTCCTTATTATAAAACTGTGCGTCCTCTGGCAGAATATTGTTGATCGCTGTTCCTCCATAACATACGAGTTTTTTATCTGCGATGAATTTCTCGACGATAGAGATGATGTCTTGGACCTTGGGATCTTGGATGACAGCGGCGCCTTTCCGTTTTTCAACTAAATCTACGGCTTCACGGAGGATTTCAAGCTCTTTTTCTTCAAAGGACATTTTTTGATCGGTTTTGTCGTGGCCGTGATGAGCACCGCCGTGTAGCAATAAATCAGACATTATATTCTATACTACATTATCATTAGAATATAATTCAACCTTCCGCAAATGATATTACAATGTAATCTTGACACCACCTGCCGCCTCCGCGGGTCGAGCCTCCATTGATGCTTTCGGGTTGGGTGGTGCCGGCGGCGCAATCGTAATCGGGACATACCGCAAATCTTCCGGTTTTAATATGAACGCATACCCCACTGAAGCAAACTTGTCTTCATACGCTTTCAGTTTTTCATCGCGTGCCTCTTTTTGAAAACACATCGTCGCGATTTGACATCCCCATGTAAATGGGCCGTTGTGTCCATCGTTGATAGGACGACCGCCCTTATCCGGAACTACCAGACACATATTTTTCTTATTCGCGTCTTTGAATGCTTGTGGATCGCCGACATTTTTCACACCAAAATAAGTATACTTCGAGAGAAATAATGAATTCGAACTCATATTGATCAATTCGAATAATTTGGTGTTTCGATACGTCGGATTGGTTCCGTCTACCATGAGTATAATTTTGCCTTTGAAATCAAGCAAATTTTCGTTTCCTAAATCCTTTGTTTGGTATTCGCGACCATATTTCGGACCTAATAAATTCCGCGCAACAGTCTTACTTTGAGAGATTATTTTCGCGAGGTTGTCATACATCGTAACGTTACGAGACATGATACGCATATGAATAATAAAGGGGTCACCTGGATTCGGGCATTTTGATCCAGAAAAAACGTAGCTTCCTAAGACTTCAAATGCCTCGCTCACAGGAATATGATTGTATGTCTCTTTGTAATTGTATGAATTCACCGATGAAGACGCAATAACTGGCTGATTATCAACTGAAAACACCTCGAAGTCAATAAACCGACAACCGCGCGCGATCACGTAAAGAAGCGCATCCATACTTACAGTAGAGTTCTTGAATTTGTCAGGATTGAATGCGTTGTATGCGGCTTTGATATAATAATCCCGTAACTTGAACTTACTTTGATTGTCTTGTGGATTTATCGATGTAATATTTTTTTCGATGGATGCCTTCGTATTTTCATCCGGATTTTCGAGGCCTTCTTTTATCGCGTTGATTGGTTTATCAGTGGTAGGCGCGTTGACTGGTGGCGGGGGAGGCGACGACGACGATGACGACGCGTTACCACCTGTATTTGTGTCGATTGACATGGCCGCCTTTTTACGCTGATGAACGGTCATTTCATGCTCGGGTGTGTCAACAGTAAAATTCTCTGTGGATAATATCGGCGTTTGGGGCGTTTTGATTAAATTCGCGATTTTATTCATGAGATCATCGTCATGTAGACCGAACCCTTCGCGATATGGCGCGGCTGATGATGCTACCCCTCCTTTTCCGAGAGCTTTCGTTTCATAGCACCTTGTTTTAATCATTTCTGATATCTTCCATGTTGCGAAAACGATAATTATAATACCTATGAATACGAATTCTACTTGATTCTCTTTCATTCCTCTTACTATATATAATAAAATATTAGAATAAGATTTTTATATAAAGTTATTATAACATAATAAATAACATACTAAATGACTGGTGGTTTATTGAATTTGGTCGCTACAGGCAATCAGAACGTTATTCTCAACGGTAACCCCAAAAAGTCGTTTTTTAAAAGCACATATCTTAAATATACGAATTTTGGTCTTCAAAAGTTTAGAGTTGATTTCGACGGTCAGAAGAAGTTACGTATGACCGAAGAGTCCAAATTCACCTTTTATATACCCAGATATGCGGAATTATTGATGGATACGTATATATGTGTAACGCTGCCGTCGATTTGGAGTCCGATTCATCCACCGGCGCGTCTGCAGGATATGTGGGCACCATATGAGTTTCGTTGGATTGAAAATATCGGCACACAAATGGTGAAGGAGATCGTGATTTCGGTTGGTGGAATGACACTTCAGCGTTTCACCGGCAATAATCTGATGGCGATCTTGGAACGCGACCTCGACGCTACAAAGCGGGAGTTATACAATCAAATGACGGGTCATGTTCCGGAATTATACAATCCAGGTTGTTCTGGAGCTCGCCTGAATCAATATCCGAACGCCTATCGCACGTCAAACGTCGCTGGCGCAGAACCGTCGATTCGTGGGCGTAAAATATACATCCCGATTAACGCGTGGTTTACACTTTCGTCGAAGATGGCGTTTCCACTTGTGTGTCTTCAGTATAATCAGCTCCAGATCGATGTAACGCTGCGACCTGTGAAGGAGTTATTCACGATTCGCGATGTAGGTGATCCCGATAATTTCTGGCCGGTGATTCAACCCGATTTTACGAATCCACTTCACCAGATGTGGCGATTTTTATACCCACCACCCAGTATTGATTTATCGCTGAATTCATACCCAAGTCTTCGCACAGACTGGAACGCTGACGTTCATTTGATGGCGACGTATTGCTTTCTCTCGGATGAAGAATCGAAAGTCTTCGCCGCAAACCAGCAGAAATACCTGATCAAGTCATATTATGATTGGGTGTTCAACGATGTAACTGGGAATAAGAAAATCAAGATCGAAAATTCGATGGGGATGGTGGCATCATGGACGATGTTTTTTCAACGTAGCGACGTGAATCTCCGGAATGAATGGAGCAATTATACCAATTGGCCGTATAACTACCTCCCGTATGATATTATTCCCGCACCAATCGACGATGACTGGCGACCGACTGCGTTTACTGAAGACATCCGTCAAACGACTGACCTGCTTACAAATCTGAATCCGGCGTTTGCGAATGACCGCTACTTTTTCGATAAAAACGGTCCAAAGAACGGGATAGGGCCAGGTATTAATCCTCGTGATAAACGACTTACCGGACTCCATATTACCGGCGACTTTCAGTCAGAAAATGAACGCGATATTTTACAAATGTTGGGGATTTCGTTGAACGGTAAGTATCGAGAGAATTTACTTGACGCAGGTGTGTATAATTATGTGGAAAAATACACGCGCACCCGTGGAAGCGCAAAACCGGGAATCTACTGTTACAATTTCTGTCTGAATTCGGACCCGTTTGACCTACAACCAAGCGGCGCGATCAATATGAGTAAGTTCAATCAGATCGAACTAGAACTCACAACGATCTATCCTCCGTTGGACTCGGCTGCGGAAGTGAAAGTGATTTGTAATCCGAATACTCGAGAGATTATCGGAATGAACAAACCGAATGTGAACATTTACTTGTATAATTATGACCTTCATATACTGGAAGAGCGGTATAATGTCCTTACATTTGTATCAGGAAATTGTGGACTCATGTATGCGCGATGATTTCGCGGTATTTCTTACATGTTTCAACCACGTTATAATAATCTATGGTATATATAACTTATCAAAAAATGGCGGACGACGAAGAAGAACAACGACCCGATGACGTCGAAGCTGATAATGAAGCAGAAGACGGCAAAAAAGGAACGTTTAGCAAAGTAGGAGGGATGTTTGGCGGCGGCGGCGACGAAGAAATCAAAAAAAAGGATGATGCGACGCAGGAAGTGAAACCAAAATCCATATTTGATATCGACGCACTTAAAGAGTTTGGACTTAGCGTTTTAACGCTATTTATTGAAACGGTCATTATTTCGGTGATATGTGTGAATATCATGTTTTTTTCAGCACCCGAAAGTATCAAAAATAATAGCCTTAACTTGAATAAACTATTTCCGACTGACCGCCACGAATGGCCCTATTGTTATACGAATGAATACACGAGTTGCGACGCCGACTGTGATGATAAGTTTGGAGGTATTGCGGATGATCCAAAGATCGAAACATCTAAAAAAATATACTTGAAAGCCGCGATTCTTCTTGATACCTATGTGTTCAAATGGTTCTGTTTAACAAAAGAAGAGTTAGATCTGGTGAATGACAGCGTTAAAGAGGGCGTAACAAAAGTAAACCTTTTGAATTGGGAATTTATTAAAGCGCGCTTTAAGCAATGGGTCAATAACGCATTTATATTTTCATTTTCATCGGACCGCGCTATGTTGTCCTATATATTTGAGCAAATTACACGTA